TAATAATTAATAATAATTAATAATAATTAATAATAATTAATAAAAGCTAATAATTAATAAAAGCTAAAAGCTAATAATTAATAAAAGCTAGCTAGCTAGGAAAATTTATGGAACTTATAGGTATAACTCTAATTGTCATTTTAGTAATATTATTTTATATAATATATAATTTATACAGAAAAAATGTATCATACGAGATGCACATAGAGCAACTTCACGATACGACTAGTGATGTTTTATTAAAAATGAAAAAAATTGATTCATCTGGAGTATTTGAAGCAGATGATGAAGTTGGCACTGTATTCGCAGGACTATCAGCAGTTCTGAAACAAATAGAAAACTTAATTTATGATCAAAAAAACTAAAAGTCCGAAGGATTACTACTTCACTCAGGATACTGAAGATGCAATAGTCAAATACAACTTTGAAGAAAGTTTTGTAAAACGTAATAAGATTTACGTAGAACACATGAAATATCCACTTGAAAGACTTGTTGAGAATATATATAATACATTTAAATTCGAGTACTTCATAGATGAACCAATAGATGTTCAGTCCGAGGTTTTATCATTTATATTAATAAATTTACACAAATACAAAGGAGACAAAGGAAAGGCATTTTCTTACTTCAGTATTGTTGCAAAAAATTATTTAATATTACATAATAATAAGAACTTTAAAAAAATGAAGATGTTTCAAGACATTGACTCATCGGATGAGGTCTTTAATTTAGAAGATACTAGTGTCAATAATGAAATAAATGAGCACATGTCCGAATTCATTAAACTAATGTATGATTTTTGGGATATGAAAATTCCAAAGATGTTTTCCAAGGATCGAGATGTTAAAATTGCTTATTCATTGATAGAGTTATTCAGGTATGTGGATGTTATAGATGTATTTAAGAAAAAGACTATTTACCTATATATCCGAGAAATGACAGGATACTCGGGTCAACACATCACACCTGTGATAAATAAAATGAAACCAGTTCATAAACGAATCTATGATGACTTTTTAAATCATGGAAAAATTCAAGAGCACCGATACCTATGAGTTTAACTTCAAAAGATGATAAAGTATTTGATGATAAATCATTATCTGACATACTGAAAGATATTTATTCTAACTCAGTTAATAAAAAGGCAACCATCGACGATGTAATGACTTCATTTTTAGCACTGATTCAAGTGTCTAAGGATGTTGGGTATATAGGGTCTGTTGTTAAAGACCTACTTGATATTGGTATAAAAAACGACGAGCAGTTAGTCAAAGTAGCAACTATTGTTCAGAGATTAATTATATCGGATGGTGCTACAGAAGGCATGTTTTCTGATCTCGAGAAAGATGAATTGCTGCGTACCTTTCAAGAAGCAGAGGATACTAGCACAGTCATTGATTCTGATGTTGAAAAATTAGAAGCTAATGTTGCCAAAATAAAAAAGGAAATACAGACCGAAGATGAGTAACTTAGTAAATGATGGTGACTTAAATTTAGCAAAGTCTCAACTCAAATCCATTATAAGCAACGTCCGTCTGGGTGTTGCTTTTGTTGTAGATAGTAATCACGACGGGTCTTCCAATAACTCAATACCAATAGGTGGTGTTGTTGCTAAAACATTTGATTTGGTTAATACATCAGAACTAGTTGATTCAGTTTATACACCGATTAATGCAAATTTATCACACTATCCAGTCGCAGGTGAATATGTATTAACCGTGTCTCATGAAATAGGTAACTACTATCTATCCGTAATAAATTTATCAAATAATATAAACAACAATATTGACTTTGATAATATGAGTGGATTTGTTGAATACAGTGATGATGTTGATATAAATAAAAAGACTATAAAATCGGATCGTCGCAGTACACAAAATGTTCTTGAAAAAAATGGTAGATTTTTTAATGAAGTTGACAATCTAGCGCAATATCGGTCGGTCAAGCAATTTGGAGATGTTGTACTATCTGGAAGATTTGGAAACTCTGTCAACCTCACTCATAGCACGAATGGAAACGCACTTACTGCAATTCGGAATGGTGGCACCTGGATTGATATGATAACAGACTCGTTTGTCTATGAAGAAAATACAAAAAAAATAAACTTCAATAAAACTACTCAGTCTAAGATAGGTGTAGACTATAGTAGTGACTCACTCATTATCCGCAGTGGTCGAATGATATTACAGTCAGGAATTGGTGGTATGCTGTTCCAAACACCATCTGTGATATCATTTTCAACAGATGATAACTTCACGATCGACTCAGCTAGAACGACATCGATAAAATCAAATAGAGTAGACCTTGGATATAATTCGACCGAGTTAATAAATGACGAGAATCCTCAGCAAGTGATGCTTGGTAATAATTTCGTTAATGATTTTAAGAAATTTGTCATTCTTTTTGAAAATTTCATGGACAATATAGCAGATGATAATGACAGTGTATCACTCACAATAGGTTCACAAGTTGCTAGAAATTCCCTCACACGACTTAAATGGAACATGTCGGATATAGAAACTACATTTGATAGATATTTATCTAAAAAGGTATTTTTAAAATAACATTATGCTATCCGTACGATTACCAGGGACACCGACACTTAATATAACACCTATATTTACTTCAATAGAAGTGGTTACGTTAAATATGCAGGAAGAACTGAACACCACCAGTACTGAATACACACGTATAATAGAACGTCTTGATGCGGAAGAGAAAGCCCTTGAACTTGAACAAGCTAATACATCTGAGCAGTTAGCCCGAATCCGCAGACGACGAGGTCAGCTAACTAATTTCTTGAAAAGAGTGACTGATACGTTTAATACAATAATTACTACACTTAAAGAGTTAATACAAACACTACTCAGACTATTTAATACACTACTTAGCAGCATAGCAAACCTTATTCAATCTATGGAAAACGCCATAGTCGGACTTGCCACATTTGCAACTATACAAATATCACAAATAATAAGCACTATTCGAGATTTCGTAGTCAATACTATATACACTCCAATGTTAGATGGATTTTCTCAATCTAAAGCATTTAATAATAAAAAAGCAAACAATGAACAAACGTGATTTATATAAAATAATAGACACACTTATAGAAACTAGAATTTCAAAATTGGTACCTATGCTAGTTGAGCATGAGGTAAACAGACTTATCAGAGAAAATTCGACACAAAGCACCCATCAGGTAAATAAAACACCGGTGTCTCAGTCTAGTACTACGCAACGTGGATCGTTGAAAGAAGATTATGCATCACTGATCAATGGTTATAGTGCACCTGCAATCAAAGGACATTCCGATGAGTCACTTAGTGTGAGTGGTAATGCCACGATCGAACATAACTCGCAGATAGTACGTGGACACGATGGTACTCCTATTGATACATCACGTCCTGAGATTAGTAAGATTATGAATGTGATAAATAAAGACTACTCTGGTATGATGAAAGAGTTGAATAGAAAAAAGAGTAGTAGTGGCTATATGCCAGAGTCGTAATGAAACCAATTGGAATAGATATACCAATCACCCGAGGTGAGCAGGGTTTGTTCAAGCAAACATTCACGACATTCGATGCGATTAAGTCTAACTTAACTAATTTGTTACTAACTCGTAGTGGTGAAAGACCACTGAATCCAACATTTGGCAACTCGTTGTCTGAGAAGATATTCGAGTCTGATATAGAACTAACCCGAGAATCGATTAAGGACATTATACGAAGAATGGTAACTCGATATGAGCCATCGGTCGTGATAAATACTATAGAAGTCGGTGATATTAACACCCAATCACTCAACGTGTCAGTTACATTCTCTATAAAATCATATCCAAGTTTTATAGACAGATTAAATATTGATTTAAATATACGTTAAAATTATGGCAATAAATTCAATTAATAAAAACTTCACTAAGAAGACAAGGGATGTAAATCTCTTAGCAAAAGACTTTTCATCATATAAGCAACGATTGACTGACTTTGCTAAAACATATTTTCCCAACACGTACAATGACTTTTCAGAAACTTCCGTTGGTAATATGTTTATTGAACTTAGTTCATATGTTGGTGATGTATTATCATATAGTATTGATTATAATTTCAAAGAATCATTACTATCACAGGCATCTGAAGAAAAAAATATAACAAGACTAGCGCAGTCACTTGGGTATAAGGTACCACTATCGACACCTGCAGTCACAACACTTGAAGTGTTTCAATTACTACCAAATATACTAAATAATAACAGCGAAAATGTTCCTGATTGGACGTATGCACTGCGTGTAAATTCTAATCTAAAAGTACGGTCTGAGTTAAATAGTTCTATTCAATTTAGAACACTCGAAGAAATTGACTTTAGTAGTATACAGTATTTAGATAATGCATCTGACTACATTTCGGTATACGAAGAGGCAAATAATACTCCTACATTCTATTTAATCAAATACTACAAAGAGGTCTTGGTTACTTCTGGATATGAAAAAGAAATACAAGTATCGGTTGGTGATGTTAGTCCATATTACAAGATTCAATTACCCGACGCAGATGTTATGGACATATTATCAGTAACTGATGCAGATGGTAATCGATACTATGAAGTAGACTATCTCGCACAAGACAGTATCATAGCAGAATCACAATTGGCAAGTGGTCAACAACCTATGTTTCAACCAACCATACTGAAAGTACCTAGAAGATTTGTGACTCATGTGAATAAGAACTTAAAAAAAGAAATACAATTTGGTAGTGGAGTATCGAATGACTTAGATGAAAATTCTATATATTCAATATCCGAGGCATTCAATCGAACAGGTGATGGTGATTTGGCAATAGATCCAGTATCGTTTTCACAATCTAATACATATGGCAAAGTTCCATCTAATACCACTTTAACG